CACGACAAGTACAAGGATGCCAATGAGTTCCTTGAGGCGGGTGCGCGTGAGAGCTATCGCAATGCGTTCAGCCATGCGAAGAAGTTTATCCCTGAGAACATCTTCAACACCCCCGACCAATTCTTGTCGATCCTCCATGACGATGATGATAGTAGTTATGTGTCGACAGGTATCCAATCGCTTGACGACGTGATCCTTGGTCTCATGCGTGGTCACTTCACAGTGTTTCAAGCACCCGAAGGTATCGGCAAGACGGAGTTTATGCGCTATCTGGAATACTCCCTGCTGACCCAGAACGACGACATCAAGATCGCTATCTGCCACATGGAAGAGGTGAAGAAGCGCAGCCTGTTGGGTCTGGTGTCGTATGAGCTTAAGAAGAACGTGACCCGTAAGGACTTGATCCATAACCAGACCGAAGTGGATCAGGCTATTATGAAGCTGTCGGGTGATGAACGCCTGTACCAGTTTACCTTGGGTGTCGACGAAGACCCTCTGGAGATTCTGGAGCGTATTCGTTTCCTGACTGAGGCGTGTGGCGTAAGCTACATCTTCTTCGAACCCATCCAAGACCTTGCGTATTCGCGTCAGGGTGACGAGAGTGTAGAACAGTTCCTCTCCCAGTTGTCGACCAAGCTTGCTCGTATCTCCGCTGAGCTTAACGTAGGGATCGTGACCATTGCACATGAGAATGATGATGGGGCTATCCGTGACTGCCGCATGATTGGTAAACGTGCATCTGTCGTCATTAAGCTTGAGCGTGACAAGATGGCCAAGGATGATGAAAGCCGTAACACTACCAAGCTTCTTGTCGTCAAGAATAGACCGACAGGTTCCACAGGCTACGCAGGGCAATTGTTCTTCGATAGCGAGACGTTCACCCTCTCAGAGAAGTTTATGTAACATGCAGCTTTTACCTACGATCTGCGCTATCCTCTACACCCTCGGTGCCTTCCTCTACTACCTGCACCAGATAACCATTCTCTACTTCAAGGAGGTCGACGACTACAGTGAGGCTAAGGTTCTGACTAACGCAGTGATCTGGCCTTGGCGTACACTAGAGATCGTGGTAGATTACGTCATTACGATGAACAGAAGGGATGAAGACGATGAGTGACGCAGAACTGATCGCACGGCTGCTGGACTGGGAGGAGTACGACGAAGGCAAGATCAACGATGCCCGCGAAGCCGCCGCCGACCGCATCGAAGACCTGACTGCCGAGAACGCAAAGCTGCACGACCACATTGAAGGTGTAGCTAAGAACACCCACAAGATCATGGTAGGGTATGAAGCCAAGCTGGCGAAGGTGGAAGCTGGGCTGCGCGACATTGCTAAGCGCGATGAGCAAATGATCTGGGGCGAAGACTATGAGGTGGAAGAAGCATTCAAAGATATGCGCGACATCGCCTACGCCACCCTCGCAGAGATCAAGAGTGGCGTAGCCACGACGCCCTACGGGCTAGAAGGAGAGAGCCATGAGTGAGAACGAACCCTTCCAAGTTGTCGTCACTAACGTCGAGGAGCATGAGGATGGTGCAGCTACCTACTCATTCGCTATGGACGACAAAGCTCAGGTAGAGATAGCGAATATCGGCCTAGAGTTTATGCTCTACTGTGCCTCTTACGGACTAGACCTGCAGTATGTGCTAGAGAACCTTAAGCTCATTGCAGACCACCAAAATAACGTAGGCACAGATAGTGGGGAGTGAAGACAAGAGGACAGTATTGACACACCATGCCGTACCGTGGTCTACATGTAAGCCTGTGGTCGTCAAGGTGACGTTACCTAGAGAGCCGTGGTCTAAGGAGAAGGACGATGAATAACTTCGGGACTTGGTGGGAGCGAAGGGGTTGGTGGTTCGCACGTAAGCACAACCTAAGTGAAGAAGTCGTAAAGGAGATATGGGATGAAGTGTGTCGCTATGGATATCGAGACTGACGGGCTGGACCCTACGCGCATCTGGGTGATCTGCTCGAAGGACTTGGACACAGGGGAAGTCATGCAGTTCCTCAACCCATCCCATGTCGTCGAAGAGAAGGAACGCTTCATTGCTTATTGCAACACTGTTGACAAGTTTGTCTTCCACAATGGCTTGGGTTTTGACGTACCTGTTCTTCATCGTCTTATTGGCAGTGCTTGTGTTCCTCTTGCTAGCGTCATTGATACTCTTATTGTATCTCGAATGATCGACTACGACATCAAGGAAGGACACAGCTTGAAGGCATGGGGTATCCGCCTCGGTCTCCACAAGGGTGAACACAAGGATTGGTCTAAGCTCTCGCAGGAGATGATCGACTACTGCCACCAAGACGTTCTGGTTACCTGTGCTCTATTCGAACGCTTCCGTAAGTTTATCTTCGACAAAGAGATGGCGATGGGCTTACGTTGTGAACACGATATCCAAATCCTCTGCGAAGAAATGACGACCAATGGGTTCAAGTTTGACAAGGAGAAGGCTGAGGAGTATCTGGCTGAGGTCACTGAACGTATGAACGAACTTGAGGCTGGCTTCCAAAGGGACTTCCCTGCTAAGCTTCAAGAGGTACACAGGGTCAAGTTCAGGGTAAAGCAGGACGGGTCACTGTACTCCACTGTTGTCGATGCTAAGAAGAAATACCCTGTCACTCACGTCGATGGAGAAAACTTGATCTGCAAGGATTGGGTACCCTTCGACCCTGCATCACCCCGTCAGCGTATCGACAGATTGTGGGAAGCAGGATGGACACCCGTAGACAAGACAAAAGGACACATAGAGTATGAGCGTGAGCAACGGATCAAAAACAAGTCCAAGTGGCAAGGACGAGGAAGATGATCGTGGAGCTAAGTTTGCCCGTTACGGGTGGATGTGCAATGAGATGAATCTGTCGACCCTCCCAGAGGATGCACCTGATGGCGCTAGGAACCTATCGGAGTGGCTCACCCTTGAGGGTCGTAGATCAAGTCTTGTCGAATGGCTGGGCCACGTTAAGGAAGACGGACGCATCCACGGTAGGTTCACCCACATTGGGGCATGGACGGGTCGTATGGCTCACTCAGCACCTAACCAAGCGAACATCCCTGCAGCCTTCCACGGCACCGCTAAGAGCATGGTCGACAAGGTGAAGGAGAAGTACGACGGGAAGATGCGTGGGCTGTGGGGTGTTGAGGCTGGTAACTGGCTCGTAGGCACTGACGCTGAGGGTATCCAGCTACGCATCCTTGCCCACCTGATGAAGTCTGAGGAGTACATTCACGCTATCGTCAGTGGACGTAAGGAAGATGAGACAGATATCCATAACCTGAACAAACGGGCTTTGGGTATGTCGCATGTGACTAGGGATATGGCCAAGACCTTTATCTACGCCTTCCTCCTCGGGGCAGGTAACGACAAGGTGGGGCAGATTCTCAAGGTCAGTGCTAAGGAAGCGGGTCAGGCTGTCGAAAACTTCATGGAGAGTATCAACGGTCTGAGTCGTCTAAAGAAGCAAGTGATCCCTCACATCGCAGAGATGGGTTGGTTCAAGGGCTTGGACGGACGCAAGGTCAAGGTTCCTAACGAACACAAGACACTTGCAGGGTTGCTACAGAATGGTGAGGCTGTCGTCATGAAACATGCGGCGCTTAGCTGGACAAACTCCGCAAGAGAAGCAGGGATTAAGTTCAAGCTAGTCACGTGGCCGCACGATGAATGGCAGACGGAAGTGTACGGAGACAAGGAGCAGGCAGAGTTACTGGGTTCCATCCAACGTCAGTCCATTGTTGACACCGGGGTAAAACTCAGTATACTGTGTCCTCTCGCAGGATCGACTGATATCGGTCGCAATTGGTTTGACACCCACTAAAGGAGACGACAAATGGGTAAGACGAAAATTGGTGTGTTCGAAGGTGAAATCTACTGGGCGCGTGTGTTCCCCGGTAACATGGACGACAGTGAATACCACAAGGCCACGGAAGGCCAGTACAACTGCATGTTCGTTCCGAAGGACGAAGAAGAATTGCAGAAGATGCTCAAGCTTGGTTTCCCTCAGAAGTCTATGGGTAACCCTATGGTCCGTGAGATCGAAGCTGCAGGTGGTCGTAAGGGCATGAAGCTCAAGCGCCCTAACGTTCACGCTAAGATCGAAGACTTCGGCGGTGCTCCTGTGGTTACCCACGGCAAGACCGACAAGGCTTGGGACATGGACATTGACGGTGAGCTTGGGAATGGCACTAAGGTTGCCGTTCAGATCAGCATCTACGGAGAAGGTTCCACTGCCTCTGTGCGCCTTGAGAAGGTAGGCGTCCTTGAGTTGGTGCAGTTCGAAGCCTCTGGCGCTATCGGCTGGTAATCAAACTAAGGGGGAGCGAAAGTTCCCCCTAACCCTCAAGGAGAACGTAATGGGCGCAGAAACTACAATCTGGGTAGAGGTGGAAATACCCGTTAAGTTCTGGAGAGAGTCTTATGGTGCTACTGGGGCTGATGCCTTGGATAATGCTGAGATTAGTAAGGGAGAGAGACTGACTGGTCGATACACCTACAACCTAGAGGATACAGAGGAGACCACCTAATGATTACTGCTACGTATATCGACCACATGGGAAGTGATCTGTCTGTCGTCAACGCAGCACGGGTCAGCTTCGGTAAGAAGAGTGAGGGTGTACTTTCTTGGGTTGCTTATGGTGACAAGCTGGCAAAGCCTGTTTTCGTCCCTAATGAAGCGGACACCAAGCTGATCCACTACCTCGCTAACCACGGACACTACTCACCCTTCGGCCACTGCTTCGCATCCTTCCACATCAAGGCACCTATCTTCGTAGCCCGACAACTGGTCAAGCATGAGTACCTGCGTATGAACGAGATCAGTCGTCGTTATGTCGATAGTGAACCTGAGTTCTATTTACCTGACGTGTGGCGTGGTAGGGCTAAGGACAAGAAGCAAGGCTCTGCGGGTGAAGTTAAGTTACCTTACCTTGTACCGCACGAGTTCTATAAGTCAGCCCTATACGAGTATGAAACACTCCTTGAAGCTGGTGTCGCCCCTGAAATGGCTCGTATGGTTCTGCCTCAGTCGATGTACACCGAATGGTACTGGTCAGGTTCGATGGATGCCTTCGCTAACATGTGCAACCTACGTCTCAAGGAAGACACTCAGTACGAGACACGGTTGGTAGCACAACAGATCGACAAAGTAATGGGTGAGTTGTACCCTGTTTCATGGAAGGCTCTGGTTCATCATGGCTGATCTGCTTACACGACTTAAGGATTGGGAGAAAATCTACCCTGAGGATGAGTACAAGCCAGAGGGACACTTGTTCGAAGAATCTTATGACGCACTCACCAAAGCAATCACTAAGCTAGAGGCCATCAAGGTTTGGGTAGAACATTTGGGTTGTTACACGGACCCTGAGCACATTCCAGTACCTGTCTTCCGTGACCTACCTGAACTTATCAAGGAGCTAAAAGCATGAACCAAGATGTCTACGACCTGTTCGACGAATTTCTCCTGAGTGATTTTGTCGACAACCTAGTCACCTACCGTATCCGTGAGACTATC